GCTTGCTCGCTCTGCATGTTCATCGGGGCAAGGAAATCATCGCCGCCCGGATCAGTCCTCGGGTTTAGGTTCTCGTATTTACGGAGCTCGTTTGCGCTGTTGAGCCCGATCTCGCGCGCGATGCGATAGGCCTGGTACCGCTCGAGCATGTTCGCCCGCGTCAGCACGTCGGCGTCGAATTCGACCTCATATGTCCGCCGGGCTGCATCGGTGAACAGGCTTCGTTCGATCGTGCTTTCCCATCTTTCAAACCATGGGCAGAGGGTATGTTGAAAAAACCATTTTCCCATTTCCTCGACGTTATTATAGGTGCCGCGCGACAGATCGCCCAGAATCGGCGGCGGCACGCGATAAATGCGCGCAATATTCTCGATGCCGAACTTCCTGGACGCCAAGAGCTCACTCGCTTCCGGCGAGACCGAGATCGCTTGCCATTTCATGCCTTCCTCGAGGATTGCGATCTCGCCGGCCTTCTCCGAGCCTCGATAGGCGCGTGTGAAGTCGGCACTCAGCCGCTGGGCGCCCTCGAGCCCAATGTTGTCGGGATGGCTGAGAACACCGCTCAATGCTGCAGAATTTCGGAAAACCGAGTTAGCATGTGTTTCTGTCAATATGGCGCCGCCGAACGTCTCGCGCGCGCGCTGCAGTCGACTCCTGCCGACAAAGCCATCATCGCTGCGATCTCTCAGATGCAAAACTTCATCGGCGAGCAATCGTCGAGTTGTCCCAGTTAACCAGTCTGTGTAATCGTAAACGAGACGCCGCGTGCCCGGAATCCTCAGCACGAACACCGAATCCGGGTGCAAAGGGATCAGCTCGATGGGCGCGCCGCGGCCGTCCCAAATAATTTCGGCATATGCATTGCCTCGCAGCAGACAATGCCCGGTCATCATTTCCAAAAATTCGAACGGTGTCTGCACATTGTTTGGGGCCTTTCCAAAAAGCAGCGCGACCGGATGATTTGGTGCCGAGAGTTTTCCATCACCCTCTTGGCGGTAGACGTTCAGCGGCAAGCTCGCGAGCGATTCGGAAATAATTTGGACGCACGAAAAAACCGCTGACAGGTTCTCGGCCAGGTGCGACCCGACCGGCGAGCTGGTAACATCAATGCCGCCGCGCATCAGATCCCACGAGCTCGCGCTGCGCCGTTCCGGTGCGCTGCTGCGCCGTTCTGGCGCAATTCCGAAAATGCGCTGGAGCATGCCCATCAGAGCGTTTCCAAGTATCGGCGGGCGACGGCGACACGCGACGCGATCTGTGTTTCGACGGGCCGCGCGCGCGCTTGCACGATCGTTCCTTCGTAGGCCGGCCAGGCGCTCACGATGGAAACCTCATGCAGGTCTACGCTCTCGAGCGTGCGCCGCTCGCCGTCCCATTTTTCGCTTTTGGGTGTGAAGGCGAACGACATGCCTCCGAGGTCGCCGCGCTCGGCAAGTGCCAGAACATCGTTACCTAACGTCGTCGCCGGCACGTCGAGGTCGAACACGAGGCCGCGCGAGTCCTCCGCGAGCCGCAGCGTTCCTGATTTCGTTCGCGCGAGAATTCTGCCGGGATCGTGATCGACTAACGCCAAGATGTCGGCACTCTCAGCCAGGCTGGCGGCGAAGGCGCCCGGCGCGATTGTCTCGGTAAAGTTGCCGATCGTGGCCTCGGCGCCGAACGTCGCCGCGTAGCCCTCCAGGCGTCTCCCCTTTGCTCGCAGCTCCCCGACGATGGCGCGACGCTCGGTCTTGCCGCTAGGGCTCCGCCGGGGCTCGACCGCGTTGACTGCTGCGCGCAGCACCTCGATGAGCTTCTGGTTTAGCGCGACTATCTGGCCAGAGCGTGCTCGCGCCTGCTCGATCGTCTCGCCGGGCGGCGCGTATCGAAGCGCGCGGATCGCCTCGCGGACGCCCGCAATCTGATCATCGAAGCCACGGTTCACGGCATCACCAATCGGAACGATTCGAGCTGCACGTTGGTGCCGGCCTTGATCTGCGCGTCGGGAGCAAGCTTGATGACGGCATCAGAATTTTGATCGCCGACATCGCACACAAAGGCTTCTCTGCCGTCTACCGCGAGGACGCGTGCGAACTTTGCGTCGCCGGTCGAAACGGCAACGCCGGGGGCAACGTTGAACACGAGTTCGCCGTCGATAGCAGCGCCGGGATCGGAGAGCCCCATCGTGACCAGTAGCTGGTTATCGGACGACAACAGCTCGACCGTCCCGTCGCCTATGTAGTCGGAGACGGTGGTGAGCATCGCATCATTCAAGGCCGGGGCAACGTTGAGAATCATTTGTCGACTCCTCATTGCAAGGTTGTCGAGCCCGTTCTGAGCATCAGGACTGCCTCGAGAAGGAATCGCGCATAGAGAGCCCGCACGCGCCTAATCTGATCCTCATCGGCACCGCGCCAATGCGCCCAGTCCTCAAACTGCTCCAGAAGCGCCTCGATGGTTTCCGGTTTTTCCGATGGCAGAGCGTCGAGCATCAGGGCACCGTCATGGTCGCGTAGCAAAACGATTCGCCATGCCGCACGGCCACGTCCAGATCCCTCATAATTCTGACCAACACTCTACCGGCGTAATATGCGGTCTGTTCATACGGGTTCACGAGAATATCGACGCCACTCCAATAGCCGACGAGCAGTTGCGACCACGCGCCGAAGATGACAGTCGTAGACGTGGCAGGATCGTTCATGGTGAGAAGTTGCGAGGTAACCACCGGGAAGCCCGCCATCGTGTCAGGCGCGTCCTGGATCATCTTGGAATCCGTGGCGGCCAATTTTTGCGTCGATTGGAATTTTGCAGCGGCATCCGGAGCGATCGCCCACCCGAGGCCCCCAACATCTGCATTCGCGCCTTGGATCGTCGACGGGAATGACAACACCTGCGCCCAGGTCGGCGGCGCACCAAGAGTTTTGCTGACGACGCCCGTGGCGTGGATTATTCCCGTCGGCTTGTTGCCGGTGCCGTCGCCGAACAGCGCCTGGAAATCGATTTCTTGCGCTATCACGCGCGTGAGATCGTTGCGCACGATTTCCTCGATCGCGGGAACGGCGTTGATCAGCGTGCGCCGGCTGTACGAGGTGACCGCGCCGACAGTTTTTGGGCTCAACGTGACATCGACGAATGTCGCATCGGTTGCGGTCAATGCTGCGTCTTCCGCGACCCATTGCGCTGTGCTGGAGCCAGTCTGCTTGGGAATGTCGGTAACGCCGACCAGATCGTTGAGGATTGTTGCACCGAGCCTACCCACGACCAGCGCGGGGCGCAGCGCATCGATGAACAACTCCGGATGAAGTTCTCTGGGATATAACGCTGCCGCCGAAGAGCCGGTGAGTAGCACGCGTTTCTCGCTGTAGAAGTATTGGTCAGGAACCGCGATGCCCTGAAACTTTCGGCCGCTGCGGCTCCGGACCTCGGCACTGATCTCGCGTTCGAAGCCGTCGTCCACGTCCTCGCCGAGGCGCGCGTTGATTGCTTTGACGAGAGAGAATTCGCGGGCACGTTTTTCGAATTGGCCGTCGCCGCGGCCGTGGTGCAGGACCGCCGGCGCGGCGCGCTCGGCTTCCTGCAGGTCGCGGGCGCGCTCGATCTGCCGGTCGAGGCCGGCGACCTCTGTCTTGAGCTTTTTGTGCTTGGTGTCTTCGTCGGCCGTATAATCGCGTTTCTCGATTTCGGCCTTGTCGTTAATCGAACGCATTTCAGAAACGGCGAGCGCTCGCCGTTCCTGCAATTCATGCAGCTTGGGCATTTGGCCCTCCATCGTTGGGCCGGGGCCCCGACCCCTGGGATAGGCGCGCCATCACGGCGGGCCGAACAATGCAACAATATCACATTTCCGCCCGGGGCAAGGTCAGCAGCCCCCTGGTCCGGTAGACCGATTCCCGCTTGGGCGGGACCCGCGCGGCGCCGCCGACCGCCATCACGGCGGCCACGAGGACATCGATACGCGAATAGGTGTGGGTTTTGCTCAGTTTTCGGTTGCCGGCCGGATCCGTGAGCACGGTCGCACCCGCCACGCACATGGTCAGGGGGGGATGGTTAGGATGCCGCAAGCGCTTCGACAGCACGGCGGCCTCGAAGGCGTCGAGGGATGGGCCCATGTCGCGCCATCCCATGCCGTGCTCGATCACCTTGAGCTTGAGCCCCTCGTCGGCAAGCAGCCGTTCGATCTCATCGAGCCGCCAGCGATCGGCGAACATCGCCTGTACTTTGAATTCGG